ATATTGGTCCAAGACATAGAATGATGGATCCAATATATGATGATCCTATGATTATACGATGATTATTAGTGAGGATGATGCCCTGTGGGCTGCTAATGAATTTATTGATTACTTCAAACGATTTAAAACTATTGAGGATTATATTCGTTTCACTAAAGAAGCAGCAGTTGCTGAACGAGGTAAATCATTATTTTCTTTGAAGGATGAGTTCTTTAATGAGGACATTCATCCTGAAGAGATGGATTTTGAGGTTAAGTTTGTTGGAGATAGATTTCAGCAATCAGTTCCTCAGGCATATTATCATGAACTTTTAACAGCAACTTCCTCTGCAATTATTGAGAAGAATATTCCTGGTAGAGAATTACGTTGGATAATATATGAGAAGAATAGTATGAAGATATGTGGATTTATTCGTTTTGGTTCTCCTACTATTAATTCCAAACCAAGGAATGAGTGGTTGGGTGAACCCGCAAATCTTACTTTAATCAATCGTCACTCTGCGATGGGATTTGCTATTGTTCCTTCTCAACCTTTTGGATATAATTATCTTGGAGGTAAGTTACTTGCATTGATGTGCGTATCTCATTTTGCAAGAGAGACTTTGAATGAAGTATTTGAAAAGGATATTGGTTGGTTTGAGACCACTTCATTGTATGGTTCTACGACCTCTGCATCGCAGTATGATGGACTTAAACCATTCATAAGGTATAAAGGTCTAACGGATAGTAAGTTCCTTCCTCTGCTCCATGATGATGTATTTCATAAACTTCATAATCGATTTACTTATCTGAATAATAATACACCTTTGACAGAGAATAGAGCATCTTCTAAAAAGTTAAAAAGACAGACAAAGATGGTTTCTATTATTAGGAACAGTTTAAAAGATAAGGAGAAATTGGCAGAGTTTAATCGTGTTATTAAACAAGCATTTGGTCTTACTCAAAGAAAAAGATCTTATACATCTGATTATGGTTATGGTAATGTACGGGAGGTTCTTCTTGGTAAAGATGAGAAATTGGTTCGTGGTCCTAATTGGGATAAGTTTCATTTGGATAATATTATTTCTTGGTGGAAGAGAAAAGCAACCAAGAGATATGAAAATCTTCACAGAGATAATCGCTTTAGAACTGAAGTCGAACTCTGGACAGAAGATGATGACATTCAAATTATAAGATGATTGAAAAATATATTATTCTTTCAATACTTTTTCTAGAATATTTTGTGCAGAAATTTTTATGTGGGATATATTATACTTGGCAATCATTTGGATACTGGAACTTCAATAGGAAACTACCGAAATGACTGAACTTAAAGACTGGTTAAATTCTGTTAACTTTACCAAAGAGAATCTGGTAGAGGAAGACCCTGATGCTATAAAGGGTTATGCTCCATATATTATCAATCGTTGTTTGTCTGGACATCTTGATTGTGTACTGTTTGCGAATGAGATGAATAAATATTCTTTCCTTGATAAAGACATGCAATATTCGTTTTATCTAAATACTTTGAGAAAAAGGAAAAGATTTAGTCCCTGGCTCCGTAAGGATAAAGTCACAGACCTCGAAATCATCAAACAATACTATGGTTATAGTAACGAAAAAGCAGCAAATGCTTTAAAGATATTAACCCCCGACCAAATTAAATTTATTAAACAACGACTTGATACTGGAGGAATGAGATGACTGTAACAGCTGAGCCCATTGTAGAATGGACGCAGGATAGCATGGTAGAGGTCATGCTGAATGAACCAGATGATTTTCTTAAGGTTAGAGAAACCTTAACAAGAATTGGAGTAGCATCTAGAAAGGAGAAAAAGTTATATCAATCTTGCCATATTCTTCATAAGCAAGGAAGATATTTCATCGTACATTTTAAGGAACTGTTTGCACTAGATGGCAAACATGCTAATCTTACAAGCAATGATGTACAGAGACGTAATAGAATTGCTAGGTTACTTGCTGATTGGGGACTCATCTCAATAGTAAAGGAATCTTCTATTTCGGATATAGCACCTCTCAATCAAATTAAGGTTCTTGCATATAAAGATAAAGGAGATTGGATCCTAGAACAGAAATATAATATAGGTAAGAAAAGTAAACCGCAGGAAACCGAATAAAAAACTACGGGGTTCAACACCCCGTTTTTTTATGATCTGTGCTATAAATATAGATGAACGCCGAAAGGGTTCACAAAACACAAACTCGCTTATTAAGGAGCTACTATCATGGGTAACCTAGCAAGGTATCATGTCGAAAACCTTCCAGAATTGATGAAGGTAATTAGACAAAATGGAATAGGAATGGACGATTATCTTGATCGTTTTTTTCATACTCCAACACAAACAAATTATCCCCCTTACAATATCATTCAGGTAAACAATGTAGAAACAAGGCTTGAGGTTGCTCTTGCTGGTTTCAAAAAGAAAGACATTAAGGTTTATACTGAACATGGAAAACTTATGGTTGAGGGTGGTAAAGAAGAGACTACTGAAAAGTCTAACTATACCCATCAAGGATTAGCACAAAGATCCTTTAGTAGATCTTGGACTATAACAGACGATACAGAAGTTAAGTCAGTTGAGTTCGAGGATGGTCTACTAACTATTACTGTTAGTAAGATTGTTCCTGAACACTATGCAAGAAAAGACTGGCTTTAAAAAACTTACAAAGGAAGAGATTGGGTATAAACCCACAGACAAAATACGTCAGATGTGGTTACTCAATCCACATGACCATCATTTCTTATACGTGAGAGATGATGGTTCTTTTTATGGGTTTACTCATATGAAAGGAGAGGATCCAGAAGAATGGTTTTGGGAACCAGATGGTATACAGACAGAGTTGTTTCCACCAACACCACCCAAGTCTAATCCACCAACAGAAGAGCAGATTGCTCGTGCTCCACATCTCAATATGTTAGAGAAATATTATGGTAAAGATTGGGAAGTTAAACCAGTAGAAGGACTAGAGGATCATTACTAATGTTTGTTGTACCTGAATACACCTGTAAGCATCCGATATTTCCTCACCACAATACTGTTGATCTAATGTATGATGCATTAAATAATGGATGTGAGCGATATGATTGGTATGCTTACCTTGACTTTATAACTAATAATCAATACGATTTTGGAGGAGGATAATGGAATTAACAGAAGAAAATGTAATCAAAGTTCTTGAAGAACTTGTTCCATACATAGAAGCTGATGGTGGATTTCTTCAACTCGTAGAGATAGAAGAGGAAACTGGATACGTCAAAGTAAGACTGGGTGGTGCATGTGAGACATGTGCTATGAGTACTATGACTTTGAAACAAGGTATCGAACGTAAACTAATGGAAGAAATTCCTGATGTTGTTGGTGTTGTGCAAGTATTATGAGCCATCCTAAGAGGATAGCAATAATAGGAGCTGGCAACGCAGGATGTATAACTGCTTTACATTTGCATAAACATATGCCGACTGATAGAGAGATTGTTATCTATCATAGTCCAAATACAAATCCAATAGAAAGAGTTGGTCAAAGCACTACTCTTGATATTGTTGAATTAATACAAAATACATTAGGATGTAATTGGTATAATAATTCTATTGATGCAACATTTAAGAGTGGGGTATTATATGAGGGATGGGGTAAAAAGAATGATAAATTCTTTCATCCATTTCCCATGTATACTATGGGGATGCATTTTGTTCCTAAGAAATTATCAAATATAGTAGTAGAATCAAAACACTTTACTAGTATTGAAAAGATTATAACTGATCCTGAGAAAGAAATAGATGCTGATGTTATATTTGATTGTAGAGGTAGGCACAATAGAGATAAGAGTAACTATGATACACTTATCAATCCTTTAAATTCTGTGTTATTATATAAGAAAGAAGGTAGAAATTATGATCAAGTTTATACTAGGACTGTAGCTACACCTAATGGATGGACATTTGTTATTCCTAATGTAGATAGTGTATCCTATGGTTATTTGTATAATAATAATATAACTTCAAAGGAAGATGCCAGAAAGGATTTCTTAGATAGATTTGAGTTACCTGAAACAGATGGTGAATTAATCTTTGAAAATTATATGGCAAAGAATATGTTTGTTGGTGAGAGAACAGTATTGAATGGAAATATGTATGGTTTTATTGAACCATTAGAAGCTACTGCTATGGCAGGGTATCAGATGATTTGTAGGTATGCTTGGGATGGTAAATTTGAAGGTCGACCTCTCCATGATTGTAATAATCTTATAAGAAAATATTTTAAAGAAGTACAAACATTTATATTATGGCAGTATCAATATGGATCCAAATATGATACTCCTTTTTGGGAGTATGCTAGGTCACTTCCATTTGAACCTGATGATAAGTTTAGATATATGATAGATAATTTTGAACCTGGACTACCAACTTCTACAGAAAGGTATGGTCAATGGCATCCATTTAGTTTTCATTTCTTTAAAGATAATTATGAAGTGTCGTAGAATACACACATAAATGCGTAATAATACTTATGTGGTATAATAAATAACAATAGTATGGGATTGAAAAATCATGCCCCGTTCACATTATACCGTAGGGTATCACGACACTGATCAACAGCGTCATTATATTTGCGAGTACGCTACAGACTCGTATGAAGCTATTAAAGATGCACAAGAGGATGTTCCTTTTTTAAGGGAGCATCCTTCTTTTGTGGATTCTTGTACAAACGAATCAGGTTTAGATTACTTAATGGGCATAGTCCCAATGGGCCGATGAACAAACATGAAATTATGTGGTGGATGAGCCGACTCACCATCATGGGAACATCTTTAGGATTAGCAGCAACTCTTGCTGCTAAAGCATATGTCTGAAGTAGTCTGGGGAGTTAATATTCTTCTTGCTATACTACTTGCAACTGTCACTTGGTATATCTACTATATACTTCGTATGGCCTATGCGGAGATGAATGATGGGAGCGATGACACCCCCAAGTCGGAAGAGTTGTTACAACTTCCGAGTTATAAAGATAGTCAAGGTGCTTGATGGTGACACTATTGATGTTACTATCGATCTCGGCTTTGATCTATACAAGAAAGAAAGAGTTAGAATTGCAGGAGTTGATACGCCAGAGAAAAGAACAAGAGACTTGGAAGAGAAGGCACTGGGAATAGATGCTACTAACTGGTTGAAAGAAAAACTTACTGAGACTATTAAAGGTGATGAGGAACTCACTATTAGGACTGAACTTAAGGGTGGCGTTGGGAAGTATGGTAGGCTTCTTGGTTGGCTCTACGTTGGCGAATCTAATATTTCACTAAATGAACAAATGATTACAGAGGGTTATGCTTGGGAATATGATGGCGGGACTAAACAGAAAGATTTTGAGTCTCTACGTGAAATTAGGAGATCGTTTGGGTCTTTGGTCGAGTAACAATCAGGTATATATTGATATACATGGTAAAACAGGCAGACGTTTGTATGCTGAATGGTCTATACCCACAGAGGAATATGATAAAGAGTAGAAATGAATTTCTTGCACTTCTAAAAGAAGAAGCATATAAAAAGGGTGAGTTTAAATTAACATCTGGAAGAAAGAGTGAGCACTATGTTAACTGTAAGCCAGTAACCTTACAGGGTGATGCTCTTATGTTTATCAGTTGGTGTATCTTTGAGTGTCTTGATGATGACTGTGATGCTGTAGGAGGACTTACTCTGGGTGCTGACCCATTAGTATCAGG